TCTACCTAACAAGTGAACCTTGTTTCTTGATTCCTGTCGTATGTCTATTGTTCTATGAACTGCAATGTGTTCTAATACTTTTTTAAGAATATAATTTTTCTTAGATAGTTTTACTAATGGTAAAAATATTTTATGGTAACCTCTTTGATACTCAGGTGCTAATCCTTTTGAGTGTCTTAACCAAATTTTATTTCTAAATGATCCAAAGCCATAAGACTCGTTCATCATGGTGCAGACAATCTTGCCGGTGTCTCTATCGTCTTCTGTTTCAGCGTCATAAGTAGATACTTTCGGAGTGTCTTTTGTTATAATTTGTCCTCTATCATCAGGATCTCCACTAGATCCTCTATCAATTATGCTTTCCCTATTAGAATCATTTAATCCACCGCCTGGTAAATCATCTCCACCACCTCTATTAATTATTTCTCGGTCTTTTGCTCGTTCAATTGCCCTAGCTGCAGCAGCTGGAGAAATACCTAATCCAAACTCTCCAAAACCACCTTGATCTACAAAACCCCCACCTGGTTTAAAAGAACCAATTCCAAGACCCATGTCAGGTCCTTCATTATCTCCAAATATAATTGGAGCAGTAACCTTATCTGAAACTATTGATTTTTTACCACCCACTATATCCACGTCACCAATTTTATCAGAGTCATCATCAGTAAAAAAGTATGGATCTCCATCTGGGCCTGTTCTTTTTTTATTTTCTTCTACCACTTTTCCGTAAAATTCTAATCTTGCTTCATCAAAGTTTGATAATTTTTTACCTGCTGCTTTTTTAGCTTCTAATTCTCTAACAGTCTTATCTGCGTAAGCTGGATAATTACCGAAAGCAGATATTGTATTTATACCAAAAGGGTCTTGCCCTGTTAGATTACCAGCTCTCATTTGATCATAATATCCATATGGATCTCCTCCTAAAGCTTGCACTGAAAAAGATTTACTCATAGGATCTGATGGCATTGGATCTCTTTGAAGCATACTGCCTCCAGGTAAAAATCTAAATAAACCGCTTAAAAGTCCTTTGACCCCTTTATTTTGATCTTCCAAATAGTCTTCATAGTCTTGATATTCACCTGTATATAATTTTTCTAAAGTTTCTCTAGCTTCAGGGGGTCTATAAAATTTTTCAATACCACTATCTCTTTCACCTCCGGAACTCATGGCAGTTGCAATTGCAGTGGGTGTTATTACAGGAGTTGTTTCAGTTTCATCTACAGGTGGTGGCGTAGTGGTGGATCTATCGTACGTAAATGTTTTAGGTAAATTACGCCTATTTAAATATTCTTGTACTAATTCAAATAAAGTTTTTGCCATTATCTTCTTCCATCCGGTTGTATATCAAGCTTAAATGTTCCAAATCTCCATTCTTCGCCATTAGAATCGTTTTCTATCTTAAAGTTAACGAAACGACCCCTTGCTCTTGTATCCTTTTTATCAGTAGATGAGTCTATTGTAAAGGGACTCAAACTAGTGCTTGTATCTGATTGCTGCGGATATCTTTTTACAGCCAACGTAACTTTAGCATTACCAGCCAAAGTTTTAAAATCAGGAACAAAACGTCTTACAGCTAAAAAAACTTCACCTGCAATACTTGGTCCTGACGATCTCCCTCTTGCATCTCTTTGTCTTTGTTGTAGGTCAAAATCAAAAGATTTAATAAAAGATGGTACTATTGTTGTTGAACCATCTTCATTAACTTGATCTGTTCCTATCTCATGTTCAAAATATTTTGTCTGTCCTAAACCATCTTGGCCTACAACAACAGGAAAAGTTCCATCGGCTGTGCTAATATATTTTGTAGCATAAGGTGCTGGATATATGGTTCCATCCATCCAACTAGTTCTAGCTTCTGTGCCTGTATACCAACAGTTTTCACCATAGTTAAACACCACATATTTATTATTAAAATCAGAGCTTGATGATGGATAATACCAAGTTACTTCTGTAAATAAATTATTTAAACCAGCAGCAACTTGTTGTCCTTTTGTTGTATCAAAATCATTAAATACAAAATCTTCTACACTACAAGGTAATGATTTAACTGTACCATCAAATAAAAAGAAACCATTTGGTGACAACCAAAATGCTGATCCATCTATTTCTACGGCTGCATTTTTACCTATCAATCCACAGTTTGTACCAACCTGTTCAAAACCAAACGTAAATGGAGATCCAATAAATTTCATAGTATACAACGCATTATCCGTCCATATTAGTATTGTTTCTTTTGCTTTTAATGCTCCAACTATTCTAGTTCCATCTTGTAGTCTTTGTGAACCTGCTGAATTTATAGAGGTTGCAATATATGTATTTATATCTTCTTGATCTGAAAATCTTATAAACATATCATCTTGTGTAGTTGTGTCACCAATAGTTGTTTCTGTTCCAAGATGTATTAAGTGTCTAGTTGTTGGTGATATTAATGTAACTCTTGATGCAGTAGGATTGTTTCCTGTTGCAAAACCAGATGTTGTAGTTGATGCTCTATTTAATAAAGGTGTTGAGGCTCCAGCATTCCATGTAAATGTTTTACCATTTGCAATAGTTGCTATAAGAACTTGTCCAAAATTATCTAGGCTCCAGAGGCCTGGTTCTAGAACTACAGTCGATGCATTTACTGCACTACCAAATCCAGAAAAGTTTGTAGCATTTGATACTGTTGCACCACTACTATGTGCTTGTCCATTTGATGTACCAAATGTTGCTGTTCCATTTGCACCCCTAGTAATACCTGTAATATCGTTTGAACTTATTCCTGTGTAAGTTATTAGCTCATTACCTACAGCTATAGTTCCACCACCTGTTGGAAAACCTGTAACTGATGTTAAAGTTATTGCTGTACCGGATCCTCCTGTACCAGCAGTGTCTGCATTAAGAGCACCATTTAAAGTTGTTGTTGCAACTCCAGACACTGTGCCTCCAAAATTACCAATACCAAAACCATATCCATAAGACTGAGCTGCAGGGCCAACTTTTTCGTATGGTATAACATCACAAGATCCACCTGATCCAGCACCTGTTGTGGTTTGTGTTCCTGTAACAATTGCAATTAAAGAAGATGTAACTCTTGTTACTTGAAATAATTTATCTTCAAAAGCAGCATTAGTTAAACCAACACTTGTTGGCACTGTTACATTGTCTAATAAAATAATGTCACCAGATTCTAAATTATGTGCTGATGAAAAAGTTAATTGTACTTCTTTTGTTGCATCTGAACAAGACATTCCAACAGAAGACACAGTAGCTTTTACTGGTGTAACATCGTGAAGTTGTCCTTCAAAATATATAAGTAAAAATTTATCAGAACCTAATGCAACATATCTGTTACCATCTAGATCAACAAAAGAGTGTTGTTTTCTAACTACACCAACTATTGAATCTGAAACTAATGATGACCAGCCGCCCACTTTTTCTGGCAAGCCATATCTAAATCTAACATTATCAGAATCTATCCAACGATTTTCAGCGCCCGCTGAAGTATTTTGTTTGTCTATTCCCGGTCTAAATTTAAACTCAACTAGAGCCATTTAATTGCTCCTATTGATTAGTTGACTTCAATACCCAGCCAACAGTTACATTAGCATAAACAAGAGTTGATGCTTGACCATTAACATTTAAAACTAAGTTAGAAGTTCCCGCATTTATTTTGTGACTATTTCTATTTATCGTAAGATTGTTTGATGCAAAAAAATTACCACCATCTATTATAGTAAGTTCATCTCCGGTAGCAGCGGCTGCTGGCAGAGTTATTGTTATAGGGTTAGTATTTGTAATTGCAAAAATTTGTTCTCCGGCTACAGCTGTATAAGCAGTTACACTTGAAGAGTTTACTGTTAAATATCCTTTATCTAATAAACCTAAATTTACATTTGTAGCATCTGAATATACTAATACTTTTGATCCTGAAGGAACTGTAACTCCCGTTCCAGAAACAGTTTTGATAGTCAATGTTTTTATAGTTCCAGAACTTTCTCTTGTTGTTGCGTCTTCAAACACCATAACTCTTTCTGCGCTATCAGGAACTGTTACAGTTCTATTCGCAGTTAAAGTTCCAGTAAGTTTAAAATATAAATTTTTACCATTTGATGTTGCCCCATTGTCTAAAGCTAATGCTACATCACTGCTACCAACAGCTAATGATAAATATCCTGTAGCAAGTTGCTCTAATATCTGTAAATTAGTATTTGTTATATTACCCCAAAGACCAGCTTTTTCACCGGTTGTGATAATCTCTAGTTTTGAATTTGTTGAAAAACTTGATGCCATATTAAATCGGGTCTATTTCTACCCAAACACTATTAGTATTTGGATCTATTTCACTCCATGTTATTGCCGTTGCATCCTTGACTGTTATAGTCAGAGGTGTTGCATCAGGCGTTACATTTGCCTTACCAATCAGTGTAACACTTCCTGTGTTTAACGTCAATTGGTTTCCGGTTACAACTGCATTAGCAGCTGCATTAATTACTACACTTCCTGCAGCAAGAGTTAATCCACTTCCCGCAACAGTTACATTAGCTGCAGCGTTAATTACCACACTTCCTGTGGCTGCTGTTAAAGGATTTCCTGTTACTTGAACAAGAGCTCCTGCTAATGATGTAGCATTACCTATTGATAATGTTAACGGATTACCTGTTACGTTAATTGAAACGTTAGGATCAAATATCGAATCAGATATCGGAAGAGCAGATATAGCATCAAAACCAAGCATTTATTACGCTCCTTTCGGATTAGGAATTGTTGTTATCAAATTCTTGTTGTAATTGTAAAAGTTTTGCATTTATTTCGGATTCACTTGGTAATTCTGTAACAGGGTTATCAATTAAATTTCCATCAACACCAATTTTTTTTGTGAGTCTTAAATTAGCATAAATCTTGTTTTTACTATCTGTCCAAGTGAACCATTGATTAGAGTGCATTACTACAAGAGCATCTTCTATATGATTTGGTCTGTGGTCAAAATCCATTTTATGTATCTCCTAACCTAATAAAAGTAAAAAAAGTTCTGTTATGGTCGGTGTCTGCTGTTACAGTCGTTGTGCTATTAATACTATCAGCTTTAAATCTAACTTTTACATTTGACGTATCTGTTACATCAATTAAAGCAGAAATTTCAGACGCATTTTCATGAACAGTAGCACCACCTGAGTCATGCAATCCAGCAGACGCTCTAGCAACAATACTATAACTTGAATTATTTGTAGTAGCTTGAATTTGACTTGTACACAAACCATCAATCGTAGCTGATGTTCCAGCTCCTGTATTAACACTTAAATTAAATTTAACTAACCAAATTCCAGTTGATGGAAAAGTAAAAATACCTGAAGATTGTGTCATAGCAGAACCTAATGTTCCCATACCACTTGTATCAACTTGTTCTAAATTACTTGCTATTGGATCAGCACCTCCAGTAAAGCTTGTATTTAATCTCCATTGATCTGCTACTGTAATACCAGCTGTAAAGCTAGTTGCACCTGTACCACCATTAGCCGTTGGCAACGTTCCTGTAACATTGTTTGCTAAATTTAATGATTGATTTGGTCCTAGTCTAGTTAATGCCATAATTTATCCTATTCTATTAATTTATAAACTGTTAAATTTACATTACCATCAGCTAAACCTATTCCTTCTGAACCATAAACCCAAAGACTGACGGTATCTCCAACTGATAAATCTCTTGCAGTTGAAACAGATATTGCAGCATATCCATAACCAGAGTTTCCTGATTGTACATTACTATTATAAACTGTGCTTCTTGCAGAATTTGCTATTTGTATAATAGCAAAATCAGAAGTACCATTCAAATCATTTACTCTTGCAGATGCAGACATAAAATATTTTCCAGCTTTTCCACTAGGAACAGTAAAAGTATAGTTAGACGAATTGTCAAAAGCATTATCAGTATCAATTCTTTCTGTGTTTAATGATACTTTGTGATAAGAACCTGAAGAAAATGTTGGGTCTGAGCCTGTCAAGTCTACACTAACAATAGGAGTGTTAGCTCCACCAACAGCAGAGCCGTTGTTCTGTAAAGTTCCTACAATATTTGTAGTGTCACCAGATGCACCGATAGTAATCGTGTTACCACTTTCGTTGATAATGTTATTACCGTCTGCGTC